ACACAGAGATCAACGGGAGTTCTACCTATTATGACTCTGAGATCAGTTCTCAGCGTGAAAAGTCTATGGAGTACTTCTATGGTGAGCCATTTGGTAACGAGGAAGATGGTCGATCCCAGGTAGTTGTCACCGACGTTCAAGACACGCTCATGTGGATGATGCCATCCCTGATGCGTATCTTCACCGCTGGTGACAACGTTGTAGAGTTTCTACCGGAAGGTCCTGAAGACGTAGCAGTAGCTGAACAGGCTACCAACTATGTAAACCATGTGTTCTATAAGCAGAACGATGGGTTCATGATTCTCTACAACATGTTCCTTGACGGCCTGATGCAGAAGGTAGGCGTTGTTAAACACTACTGGGAAGAGATTCAAGACACCACCACAGAGGATTATGCAAATCTTACACAGGGTGAGTACGATTCTCTTCTCTCTGACGACGAACTAGAGCTTCAGGAACACACAGAGACAGCTATAGAACGCGCTGCTATTGACCCCACGACTGGGGAACAAGTAGTCGTTGAGGATATTTTCCACGACGCTGTGTTTACACGAACAGTGTTTAACGGTAAGGTATCTATTGAAAACGTGCCGCCAGAGGAGTTCCTAATTAACTCTGGTGCCAAGTCCATTAACGACGCTCGTTTTATCTGCCACCGCTCCCATAAGACCCGTAATGACCTTATCCGAATGGGTTATGACGAAGATACTGTCTATGATCTTCCGGCGTATTCAACAGGTGCTGATGATATTACAACGAGCCAGGAGTACATGGCACGTCACTCCTATGACTCAACTAACACCTATCCTAACCAGGCTGCTGAAGACTCAGAAGTTAATGTACAGATTTTTGAGTCGTATACTCGACTGGACATGGAAGACGATAGCGGTATTAGTGTTCTTCACAAGATTACACACTCTGGAGATATTATCCTCGACTGTGAACCAATTGATTACATTCCGTTCAGCTCTGTGTGTCCAATTCCGATTCCCCATAAGTTCTTTGGCCTGTCGGTGGCAGAGACCGTGGAAGATATTCAGCTTATCCGTTCTACACTGACCCGTAACTTGCTGGACAATATGTATCTAGCTAACAACGGTAGGTTCCAGGTTGTAGAAGGACAGGTCAACATTGATGACCTATTGACCAACCGTCCCGGCGGTATTGTGCGTACTCGTAGTCCTAACGCGCTACAGCCTATTGTAACACCTGCTCTACAGCCAGCTGCTTTTCAGATGTTGGAATATTGGGAAGGTATCAAATCTGGACGTACTGGAGTTAACCCCCAAACACAGGGGCTGTCAGCAGATGTACTTAAAAGCCATGTGACACAGGGTGCTGTGCAGGGTGCTCTTACAAACGCTCAGGGCCGGTTAGAGCTTATCGCACGTATCTTTGCAGAGACCGGCGTTCGTAATATGTTCAAGTCGATCTACAACTTGATCCAGCGTTATGAAGACCGCACGAAAGTTGTTCGTATCAATAATGGATATCAGGAAATTGATCCGGCAAGTTGGCGCGAAGATATGGACGTAGATATCAAAGTCGGTATTGGATATGGCGACCAGAACAACCGTTTGACCAACCTTGGTAGTTTCTCAAACTTGATTGAAAAGGTTGCTACTCAAACAGAGGGTATTGTTTCTCCAGATAATATCTACAATCTTGTCCGTCAGATGGGTAAGGAAATGGGTATCAATAATATTGATGCTCTAGTGTCTCCTCCACCACCTCCGAACAATGAGCCTACCATGCAAGACCAGGCTATGCAAGCTCAGAGCCAGGCTCTTATGATGGAAGCTCAGGCTTCTCAGATGCAAGCTGAGGTCAAGGCTAAAGAGCTTGAACTCAAGACAGCCAAACTTGAACTGGACCGTGTTGAGACAGAGTATAATATAGCTATCAAGCAAGAAGAGTTGAAACTTAAAGGTATTGAACTGGGCTTTGAAATGGCCTCTGGTGAAAACGTAAAGGCATAGGAAAGTATTAAAATGGCATATCAAAACAATATCGCTTCTCGTATTATTTCAAGCGTAAACATTACCTCTGGCGCTGCTTCAGCACAGAGTTCAGCTGCTCCCTTTGGAGCCACCATTGCTCGTATTGCCACGTCGGCCAATGTGAACATTGTTATCGGACCTAGTCCAACTGCTACAGCAGCCGGTACTTTGATCACACCGGCAGATGCTTCGTACTTTGTCATTAAACCTGCAAGTTCATTTGGTGGTACTGACGGGGAAAAGGTAGCTTCTATTGGCACAGCAACTGTAAATGTTACTTGGCTAGAAGGCTAATCTAATGGGTAGCGGTAACTCTAATGTTTATATTACTTGGCTGGAGGGGTAATAATGTCTACAAATAAAAAAATCACTCAACTCGACGAACTTACCCCTGCCACTTGGGCGGACGATGATGTAATCGCTATTGTAGATATCAGTGCTCAAGAAACTAAGAAAATCCAGCTATCCACTTTTAGAACTGCTGTGGGGGGTGTTACAACCCTAACCGCAACTACACCACTAACAGTAGATACTTCCCTAGGTGATGTTACGATTAGCGTAGCGATCAGTGGTGGTGGTACTGTCAATGCTGTGCTTGACGAAGACAACATGGCTTCCAATAGTCCTACAGCCTTGTCAACACAGCAGTCTATTAAAGCATATGTAGACAGCCAGATCATTACTGTTGACAGTTTGTCAGAAGTCCTCGCCTTGGGTAACACCACTGGCGGTACTGATCTTTCTGTATCAACGGGCGATGACATTACATTTGCCGACAACAGCAAAGCGATCTTTGGCGCTGGGTCTGACCTTCGGATTTATCACAACGGTACCAACAGTGTTATTGGTGATTTCGGTACAGGCGACTTACTGATATATGGGACTGACGATGTTTTTATTCGCGGCAGTACCACAAGCAACTACATGGCTCGTTTTGCAGAGGAAGGCGCTGTTACCCTCTACTACGATAACGCCATAAAACTGGACACCACTGCTACTGGCGTGGATGTTACGGGAACGATTGTTGGTGACGGACTAACGCTAACAACAGGCGCTACCGTTACGACCGTCCTTGACGAAGATAACATGGCCTCAAATAGTGCCACAGCACTAGCCACACAGCAGTCCATTAAAGCCTACGTCGATGCAGAGGTAGGCACAGTAGACACACTTGCTGAAGTTTTGGCACTGGGTAACACCACTGGCGGTACTGATATCGCCATGACGGGTGGTGACAAAGTTACCAACTTCACCTCAACCGGCATTGACGACAATGCTACCAGTACTGCCATTACCATCGACAGCAGCGAGAATGTCGGTATTGGGACGGCGTCTCCTGACAGTGGCACACCTCTGCACGTTCAAGAAAGTTCTGCGTCTTTAGGTGCTAATCCAACCTCAAGTGCTTTACTTGTGGAACGCTCCGGTAATGTCGCTATGACGCTGGGTACTTCAAACACTGGCGCCGCATCCATTTTTTTTGGTGACCCAGAAAGCCTGACAGTTGGGCGGGTTCAGTACGACAATTCCGATAACTCTCTAGCGTTCTGGGCAAATACCGGCGAACGTATGCGTATCTCCAGCGCGGGTTACGTCGGTATTGGTACGGCGGCACCTGCATCAGCGCTAACAGTCTCGGATGGCACCGCTTCTGGCCTGACTCCATTTGGCGGCACAGATTTATTCCTTGATAGCAGCGGCGATAATTACCTACAGTTTGGTTCTGGGACTAGCAGCAGTCCTGCCATTTATTTTGGCGACTCTGCGGATGGAGATGTTGGCGGCATAATTTATGCGCATACGTCTAACGCAATGTCCTTCAGAACAAACGGCTCAGAACGTATGCGTATCAACAGCGCGGGTAACGTCGGTATTGGGACGTCTGCGCCTATGGGTGCAGGTGGGTACGGTTGGCTGACTATTAATGGGTCAACGGGTTATGGAGGCATTGTAAGTTTATCACAAGTAGATACTGAATTGGCTAGATTTCAATCAACTACTTCATCTACGTTGTTAAGTACACTAACTGCTGCACCTCTTCTTTTTAAGACATCCAACGCAGAACGTATGCGTATCTCCAGCACGGGTCTGGTCGGTATTGGAACCTCGGCTCCTGCTGAAAAATTAGAAGTTACTGGCAACATTATTCTCGATGCTACAGACGCTGACATCAAGTTAAAGTCTGGCGGGGCGGGAACAACTGGTGCACTTCGTTGGACGTTTACTACTAACAGCACTTCATATGGCGATATTTCTTTGCCCTACGACACAAGAGCATCTGTAGGGTTATTGCTTCATACTATAGGCAGTTATCCAATCACTATTGATAGCGGCAACAGTGTTATTTTTAAGGAAGATAGCACTGAGACTATGCGTATCAGGTCGGACGGCAACGTCGGTATTGGTACAGCGGCTCCTGCGTTTGAACTTGATGTTGCGGGAGTAACCGACCCTGTCATCCGTGTTCGGGCTACTGGCTCAGGTACTGGTGATGATTCGCTAATTAAAATGGCGGTGACCAACGCGAGTGCAAGTAACTACATCCAGTTTGGGGACGCTTCTGATGCCGATGCGGGTTACATTCGCTACGCACATTCTACGAATAGCCTAATTATTGCGACAAACGCCGCTGTTCGGATGACCATCAACAGCAGTGGCAGTTTACTGGTCGGGCAGAGCAGCTCAGCCTCACCGGGCTTTAATAACACTACCGCAGGAGGAGCTTGGTCCTCAGATGGTACATCTCTCCACTTGTCTCGGAGTAGTAACGGTTGCGCTTGGTTCAACCGAAGCACAACAACTGGATCAGTCCAGAGCTTCCGCTATAACGGTACCGGCGTAGGCACCATCTCTGTTACAGCAAGTGCGACCGCGTACAACACATCGTCTGACTACCGGCTGAAAGAAAATGTAGTTCCTCTTAATGGGGCAATTGATCGCATCAAACTTCTGAAGCCAAGCCGTTTCAACTTCACCGTTGATCCTGACATGACCATAGATGGCTTTGTGGCTCACGAAGTTTCAGACGTTGTACCAGAGGCTATCTGCGGCGAGAAAGACGCAGTTGATGCTGAAGGCAACCCTGAATATCAGGGCATCGACCAGAGCAAACTTGTACCTCTACTGACCGCAGCTTTGAAAGAAGCACTAACAAAGATTGACTCGCTTGAAACCCGAATCACAGCACTAGAAGGATAAATAAAATGGCTATTACATGGTCTATCGTACAACTGGACTATGCTGTCTCTCTCGACGGTGAGACAGACGTAGTTAATAATTCTCACTGGCAGTGCATCGACTCCGATGACGCGGGTAATCAAGGCCGGGTCTATGGCTCTGTTGGTATCCCAACGGATGACATTACAGATTTTATCGCGTATGCCGACATCACTGAAGCACAAGCTCTTGAGTGGACCAAGACTGCTCTTGGCGCTGAAGAGGTTGCCTCTATGGAAGCGAACGTAGCAGCACAGCTTGAGCTGCTTGAAGACCCCGTGGAGGGAAGTGGTACTCCATGGGCAGCGTAACCTATACCACAAACACATAACTTATAGGAGACGATAATGGGTAAAAATGAAAAGACCCCGATTATCATCGACGACGTAGAATACCATTATGAAGACATGACGGACGAGCAGAAAACTATCGTCAACCACGTGGCTGATCTAGACAAGAAAATGTCTGGTGCTGAGTTTAACCTGGACCAGCTACGGGTTGGTAAGTCCGCTTTTGTAAACATGCTTAGCGAGTCCCTGAAAGACTAATGAAGATTTTATTTTCTTTATCTCTAATGCTTTCTGTGTTATTCTATAGTAGTAGAGTAGCTACTTCTCAAGAAGTTGTAATGTCATGTTACAGCGACACAGAAAGCATACGAGAAGCCCTACGAAAATATGAAGAAGAAAAAGTTTTTTCAGGTTTGAGCAAAGAACAGGTTCCAATGGAACTCTGGGCTTCTGACAACAGCTACACTATTTTTTTATACACTCCTGATGGAAGATGGTGTACCTTTCCCGGCATGTCCGGCCACACTATTCAAATTAAAAAGGGTCTTAAAATATGACCGTAGAGTCTGCAACATACATTAGCCAGCTTGTTCCGGCTAACCCCGCTGCCAGTGACAATATCAGTGAGGGTGATGATCAGCTTCGCTTGATTAAATCAGTGTTGCAGTCACAGTTTCCAAACATTGGTGCCAATGCTGTTAACCCTACTGCTGCACAGTTTAACAAGCTTGGGTTCCAAACTGGCACTGTTGTAATGTACGCTTCTAACTCTATACCTACTACACAGACAATCACTGGTGTAAACGATTGGTTGATGTGTGACGGTGATAATTATAGCGTATCTACGTACTCCGACTTGTATGGAATCGTTGGAACAACCTTTGGGGTATCTGGTAGTAACTTTAAAGTTCCTGATTATCGTCAATATAGTCCAGTAGGCGTAGGTGGTTCATTTGTACTTGGTACAGTTACATCAGCACTAGCTACGTCAGGTACAGGTGCTATTACTCTTCAGCCTATTAACTTTTTAATCAAAACATGATGATAAATGGAATTAGATATAAAAACTCTAATTACTGTAGGGGGTATCGCAGCTTCTGTGATAGGTTCGGCGGCGGTTGCTAGGCATCAACTAAAAACAATCCACGACAATATTAAAGAGATTTACATATCTCTAAAAAACCTAGACCAGCGTACGGACAAGCATGATATTAACGCTGAGATGATCACCTCTAAAGTCAGCGTACTAGCTTCGATGATGTCTCCCGATACCTTGGAAAGACGATATAGAGAAGTAGAGTCATTAAAAAAAGACGTAGAGTTTCTCAAGGAAAAAGTTAAATGATCGAATACCGAGGCGAAAAGTTTTCAGGGTACAATAAACCTAAGCGTACTTCTGGTAAAAACAAAAAGTTTGCGGTACTGGCAAAGCAAGGCCCGACTATTAAACTAATTCGGTTTGGTGATCCTAGCATGACTATTAAAAAAGACCAGCCTAAACGACGCAAGAGTTTCAGAGCTAGACACAAGTGTGACACAAATCCTCCTAGCAAACTATCGGCTAGGTATTGGAGTTGTAAAAATTGGTAAACCCAACATAGGAGATAATTATGAAAAAGTACGCAGCCGGTAATTCCGGTAAAGGCAACCGACCTGCCAAATCTGGTTCAGGTAACAGCCCAGTCCCTTCAGCGAGTGGTAATCGTTTCCCCTCTGGAACCGGACCAGTCGGTCTTAAGGGTAAGAAGTATTGAACACTAAAGAAAAAGCTGCTCAAGCTTCTGTTATTCTAGGAAACGAAGCCTTCCAAGAGATGGTTAAAAACCTAGAAGAAACTTTGATACTTGAGTGGAAAATTTCCGATAACACAGAACATAGAGAATTTTGTTGGTTAAAGTTGAACGCCCTTAGTTCAATCTTGGAAGATTTGGAATCTTTTATACACAACGACAAAATTGAAAACAACTAACAACGAGGTAAAAGATGAGCGACGGTCAGACCAATCCGACTGAGTCGGAAGTCAATCAGCCACAGCTTAATATGCTTGATGTCATGTTTGGAAGTGAAGAAGACACCAATCCAGAAGTAACATCATCTGAAGAAGTATCTGATTCAACTGTTGAGTATGAACCCGACAATGGTTCTGTTGAGTACGAAGCAGTAGACGATGGCGAAGTAGAGTCATCGGAAGATGATAATGAGTACGAGGTATTTGAAGAAGAGGAAGTTGTAGAAACCCAGCCTAGCCATACCGTAAAGGTAGACGGCGAAGAATATGAGGTTACTCTAGACGAACTCCGAAATGGATACCAGCGTCAGGCGGATTATACCCGTAAAGCGCAGTCTCTAGCTGAACAGCGTAAAGCTTATGAGGCAAACTTAGAAGCAGTATCTCAGGAAAGGCAGCAGTACGGACAGGTTCTAGAGAACGTGTCTCAATACCAAAACCTTGAACTCGCTCAGTATCAGAATATCAATTGGCAGGACCTTAAAGAAAACGATCCCATGGAGTACATGGAAAAGCGTATTGAGTTCCAAGATGCCAAAGATAAGGTTGTTCAAGTACAAGTAGAACAACAGCGAGTTCGTCAGCAGACAGAAGCAGAATTTACTCAACATTTAACCACTGTTGTTAAAGGTGAGGCTGAGAAACTTTCTCAGATTCTGCCACAGTATGCTGGTACTGATCCTAGTCTTCGAAATGAACTTAGAGGATATGCCCTAAACCAGGGTTTTTCTGAACAGGACATTGACGGAATTACCGATCATCGCGTAGTCCTCGTATTGCACAAGGCAATGATGTTGGACAAGGCGACGAAAGGCTCTAGTCAGAAGGCTCGCAAAACTGTTCCCAAGGTTGTCAAATCTGGTACTCCAGAGTCTAAAAAACAACGGGGTACTAAGGCAGCGCAGAATAGGCGACAGAGGCTGGCTAAATCGGGGAATAAGCAGGACGCGACAAATGTGTTTCTTGACTTAATCTCTTAAATAGGAGGCCATTATGGCTCAGCCCACAGGTGTTTATGTAACTTTTTCCGCAAAGGGTTTGCGGGAAGACCTTGAAAATGTGATTTACGATATCTCTCCCACGGACACTCCCTTCATGTCGATGGGTGGTCGCTCGGATGCGGTTGCTGTTAATCACGAATGGCAGACGGACTCTCTTGCAGCAGCGTCTGGTACTAACTATAACGAAGAAGGTTCGACGCTTGCTGCCGCCGAACCGGCTGCGACAACTCGACTTGGCAACATCTGCCAGATCAGCTTGAAAACCACGCTGGTTTCCGGTACGCTTGACGCAGTGTCGAAGGCCGGTCGTAAGGAAGAGTTGGCTTACCAGATGACCAAGCGTGCTTCTGAACTGAAGCGTGACATGGAAACTTCGCTGGTTGGTGTTAACCAGTCGAAGACGGCTATGGCAGCTGATACCACGGTTCGTAAGCTTGGTTCGCTTAGCTCCTGGGTCACGACCAATGCCAGTATTGGCTCTGGTGGTACTGCTGTTGGTACTGGTGGTAATGGTGTTGCTCGTACTGATGGTACGCTTCGTACGTTTACGGAAGCTCTCCTGAAGGCGTCTATCCTCCTGGGATATGACAACGGTGCCAACACTAAGTACCTGATGATGGCCCCCAGCCAGAAGCAGACGTTCTCAAGCTTCGTTGGCGTTGGTG